AATCAATACATCAGCAACAGGAAAAGCTGTGTACCATTTTTGTACACGCTCTATAGCTCTCTCTAGCTCCAATCCACCTCCCATTCCATCCGGGTCTGTCTCATGGTAACTAGCATAGTGATTGTCGATTATGTCACCAATAAACAGCACCCTGTTACAATTATGCCGTGCATATATATCTTGGCAAAACTCCAAATAGCCGTCTAAGTCAAAAGGGCAATGTAAGTCGCCAATTACCAACACCCTGCTTTGCTTTTTTGTCCACCACTCGTAAGCCCTCTTCACGTTTCCGCTAAGTCTTGGTCTTATCTGTTTTAGTATGTCCAAATTAGATTTTGTTGTTTTTCCGGGTCGCTGTCCACATGTATAAAGTTGTCGCCAATCCCAATTCTTGTAAAGCCGGCATCAAGTAACGCCTCAACCATGATAAAACGCTTGCGAGAGGTAGAAACATGGATGTCTGCTGCCCAACCCAAAAGATGCGAGCTGTTTTTAGCTACTTGGTAACCTCTTTCCTTTAATCTTTGGTTGTGAGCAATACTTCTAAAGCCGGAGTTGATAATAAAAGGAAATCCGGCAATATCTCTTGCTATGTCTAATTGCTCAACAAATTCATGCTCCATCATTCCTCCGCTACCTTCTTCATCCGGTGAGTCAAATTCATCTAAGCTAAAGTATTTGTATCGTCTGTTCATATCCCCTTGCGTGCAACTAAAACTTTCAGCTCGTTGATTCCTTCAACGCACTCTTTTACAAGCACTTTCAATTCTCTTCTGTCTGATTCTAAAGAATAGACTCTGCCTTTAAGCTTTTCCATTTCCCTTGTTAGACTTACATAAACTCCCACTACTGCCCCTATGCTTGGGAGTAGAGAAATTAGTATTTGAGTTATCTCCATTTTTTTCTAGCCATTTCTTTAGTTTCACCTCGTTTTCTTTTCTCTTAATCTTCATGAGCAATCATTGCAATCAAGCACGTTAGCTTTTTGGGCTCTGTACTTATATAAGTCAGCACCATGCGAAACGGTAAAACCATTTTGGTTGTACGCCACTCTTTCCGGATGCATGTCGGGGCTTACGTTGCTTGAATACTCTGGAAAATCTGAACTATTGTTGCACAAATAGCTCACTAGTCTTTCTGTATAAAATTGAGCATTTTGTCTAGCTCTTTCAATCTCACGGTGCAAATCATCTTCCGTAATTGCTGCAGTATTATCTGCAACTCGAATAACTAAACCGCCATTGTCAAGCTTGACGTAAAGGTTGGGTATCAACTCCACCATTGTCCACCATGCCGTTGTCTTTCTTACATAGCTATCCATTAAAATCTCGTAGCTTCCACTTAACGAAGCCACATTTGTTTTTAGGTAGGCCAAAAGATCCGTACCGAGATATTGCTGTAAATACTTGTCTTGTGCTAATATAATAGCAGGTACAACCACGCTATCCTCAACGCTTCCATTCAAGTTAGTTATTCTTTTTAAGTAATCTGTATTTACAAATAAAACTTCTGCTGTTAGTGCCATCTTTTAATGTCTTGGGTTGGTTGGTAAAAATCCTTCATTCGGCATTGTGTAAGGCATCTGTGAAACTATTGCAGGGTCGTTAGGTGGTATAAGGTTCTCCATTCTTTTTTCTAACGGTAGTTTGTCAATAATTCTTCTTGCCTCATTCACCGAAATTCTTTTGTTGTTTTTCTGTAGGTACGTTCTCCTAACCCACCTGTGGTGGCAGTTTCCTCCTCCCTTGTACCTAAATATGTCGTAAGTATTCCTTCCATTCGGCCCCCAACCCGGGTTTATGTCAGGGTTGCTGCCTGCTGCTTCAATGTCCTCCTTCCTATACACCTTGTTAGCACTCACCATCATTTTGCAGAATGTCCTGGAATTTCCCGATGTTCTGCGTGGGTCATATTGGTAACGAATCTTTACAATCTCATTATCAAGCTTGCTTTTTTCTCCTCTACTACTTGCAGGAGTACTTGCAAATGTCCAAAGAGCATCCTGTAAGCCCTCTGTTTCGTAATCAACGGCTCTCTCATCAACTAACTCGTATTGTTCCTCATCAACCTCCTCTCCTTGCGAGATAAGCCAATTAGTGGCCTCTAAAGCGATTTCTGTATTTGCGTCTCCATCATCCGAGCAACACGTTTTTTCACTGCTTGCCTGAATCACTACTTGCTCAACTTCATCAATCTGAATGTTTGGGCTTAATCCTGCTGCATTTAGCACTTTAATTAGTGCTTTTTCTAATACTCTTCTAAAGGGAGTAATTACTTGCTTGTTGAATAAGTCTGCAGATATTTCAAGCTCTTGCGTGTTTCCTAACTGCCCTGCAGTTTTTACTCCAAACATTGCGCTGCTTACAACCCTATGCCCAACCATTATTTTGTCAGTTACCTCTGTTGAGAGGAATTGGTATTGCTTGTCTGCATCTGATAAAGGAAACGGCTCAAAATCGGGCTTCCTTTCCGGTTGGTCTGAATAAGTGATGATAAACTTGCCGGCATTTGTAGTGCCTCCCAATTGACGCTCAATGTCATTTCTAATTTTGTGCCTTTCTTCCGGGCTAGGTACTCCATTTTTGAAGTGTATTGTGAAGCTAGGTGCAAGCCCATTTCTTATGTTATTGATATGGTACTTGCTTATCTCCTTGTCAAGCTCGATGTAATTAACACTTCCTATGTAATCCGGTTTCGGGTAGTAAAAGCTTCCCGGAGAAAACGGCTTGACGTATAAAATTTGGGTGGGGTACTCTATATTTTCTGCAGGGTCAAAAGCTTTGATTTCCACCGGAGTTTCACGTTGGTCGCTCCAATCTTTTGAATACCAATAAAAGTCAACCACATCATTCTCATTTGCCTCACCACTTCTCACATTTTCAAATGGGCAATGTTTTACCGAAGCAATGGTGGTTCTGTCAATGCTGTACCCTATCTCCAACGCAAATCCTCCCTGTATCTTCAAATCAATGCAAGCTTTACGCATAACATCGTCTAAGTCCCATTCCTGGAATTTCAACCTTGTTTCAATATCCATAGCAAACACCCCTTCGCCTAGAATCATTTGAGCAATGGTATTGCACAAAGCAGAGTGAGTTGCACTAGACTTGTAAAGGTCAACTAGGTATTGCGGAAAGAGGTTGTCGTCTCCATATTGCACCCATCCTCTAGGTGTTGGAGTTTCCTTGTAGCTTCTTTCCTCGTATTGTGATAAATTGATTACTTCCATTATTCGTAATATACGACGTTGTCAGGCACATTGATGCTAGGCATACTCCAAGCATCTGCACCGGTAAATGTCATTAGTCCTCTTTCTAACTCTCCAACTACTACAGCATTAGCCGGATCTAAATTTGTGTTGTTGGTTTGTCCATAGATAATATAGCTGTATTGCCCGGATTCTGTCACCAATATATTGCCACTAGTTCCTGCATCTGCATTAGTGCTTATAGTTATTTGCGTGTACCGAGCATTGTCTTGCTGAACGTTACCAATAAAGTAATACTTCTTATCAGTCTGCAAAGACTCCACCACAAAAAGGTAGTGTGTAATTGTAGTGCTGTAATCCTTCTTTGCTTGGAAGGGTGTAGCATACAATGTTTGGCTTGCTTGGTTTGGGTTTAGTATTATCATGTCAAAAAAAAAAGAGGGATAAGGCATCTGCCCACCCCTCTAGTTTAACTTTTAGTCTTTAGCTATCAAGCTCCGTCAGTAAATGTTACGTTACCTCCCGAAGTTGTAGTTAAATAAGGTGCTGCCGTTACTTCCATTGCAGTAACTTCCATTGTAGCTCCATTCAAATCACCTGCAGCTTGTCCACTTACAAATGTTCCTCCTGTTACTTCACAACCCGAAACGTGCCCCATTACCCAGAATTGGTCGTTTTTGTCTCTTACAACAATCATCAAGCGACCTTTGTTTAGTTCTGCTATCTCCGAAACATCGGTAGCAGCCATTTTGTTAAAGCTTAACGCTAGGACTTGAGTGTAAAAAACACTTCCATTCTCTGTTGAAGCTGTAACTGTTTGAGTAAATGAAGAACTGCCGGCTTGAAGGGCAAATTGGTACAGAGTAACTGCCTCTGCTGCATCACTTATTGCACCCCCAGAAGGTTGTGCCCAAGCACCTGTGCCAATCCACTTAGCCATGTAGACCTCACGGATGCCACCTAATGCATCTTTGCAGGCTAACGCTCTGCCGTTTACTGTTATATTACAAGCCATGTTCTAGGGTTTAATAGATGTATGCTGCTGAAACGTCTCCAACAAAGCCAATTTGTGTTCCGCCTGAGAAACGCATTGCAACTCTTACGTTGTCAGATGCATCAGTTAGCGTCATATCTACAACGTTAGCTTCAATTTGGTCTGTTGCTAGGTTACATCCAAAGTGTAGGTTTTCAATCTGTCCAAAGATAGCAACCTCCGGTGGTAATCCTGCAGGTACAACAATCTCATATCCTAAGAACTGAGTTGGCACTCCTCCTGTAAGGATGTTTCCATCAGTAGGTGCTGCTGCAGCTCCGGTTGTAGTTGTTGTAACCGTTCCGCCTAACGCACGCTGTAACTTGAATAAAGTTGAACGGCTGATGAATAGCTTAGAAGAAAGAGAATTTTGAACTGCTGTTGGTGCATTAGTAACAATGTCCTCCAACGTGTCAAGCACATTAGCAGTGCTGATACCATAGTTAGCACCGGCAGTATTACTTAACTGCTTAGTGTAACCAATTGTACCTGCAACTCTTGCATCATTAACGTGGTGCATGATTCCGTCAAAATTTCCAGCCCAATCCGTGCCGTCTGCATTTTGTGAGAAGTTACCGCCCCACATGTTCTTCTCAACACTTTCAGACACTTTGCCTGCTAGGAATTGAAGTAAAAACGCTTCAAAGTTTGGAGGTAATCTGTCGCCCATTAAAGTACGCCCTGTTTGCATAGCTTCCCAATCTGAACGGAAATCGCCTTTGCAAATCTCTTGGTTTACTTTAAGCTCTGTTGGAGTAAGTATTGCCTCATCCAAATCTAGGTCACCTGCATTAGCTGAGAAATCACAACCATAAGCGTCAATAATGTCAGCACTGTTGCTTAACTTCTTGAGTACAGCTTTGAACTTTACATTTTCATGCACTGTTATGTAACCATTGGCTATACTATCGGCAGCCAAAATCGCAGGTGCAATGTACGGTAACGCTAATTCCCCTGCGTAAGAACTGCTGTTGATGTCTAATGATTTAGCCATTTTTTATTTATTTGAGTATAATTCATATAACGCACTAACTCTCTCCTTTTGAGTTAGCTTTTTAATATCTGCGAAGCTCATGCGCTTCTCTTTGCTTGGGCTTCTCCTTAAACCTCCTTCAGCTTTTTGAGTAGATAAGGTTTGCTTAAGATCCTCTAGCTCTTTTCTGTTCTTAGATAGTTTAGCAGATAGCTTTTCTTTAGCTTCTTCAACTGCCTTCTTCACCATCTCTTCAACTTCTTCTTTTGTAAAAGTCTCTTCAACCTCTTCTTCCTCTTCTTCCTTCTCTTCAACCTTCTCTTCCATTTCAACTTCAACTTCAACTTCCTCTTCCTCTTCAACTTCTTCTTCGGCTTCAACCATTTCAGCAATTGCGCCATTTGAGATAAGCGTCTTGCCTCCTCCTTCGTATTCGTATTCTCCATCCGGTAATGGCATACGCTCACCTTCTTCGTTTACAATAAACACCTCTGCCCCAACAATAAAGTCGTCAGCATCTGTGTAAATAACTGTGCCATTTGCCAAAGTCTTTTCAGCCATTTGCACTTCTTCTTTGACCTCTTCTTTTTCCTCCACTTCGAGCAAAACAGAGTAGCTCTCAAAGATGTCCTGGATTCTTTCTTTTAGATTCATAATAGTATAACGCTTTTGTTAGCACGATTCTCACAAGTTTTTCAAACTTTTTTTTCTTGCCTCTGAATCGTTAGTGTTTATAGGGGTTAAAAAATGGTTTGTTTTCTCTAATTTTTGATAGTAGGACACCTTAGAAGCAACAAAGTTTGCTAAATGCCCTAAAAATGTTGTCTAGTGGATTTTTGATAAAAGCAAGCTTCTTGTTATTTATTATCACTTTTCTCCTTTAGCATGCTCTCTAAAAAGTCCAAGCCGGTTTCAATTTCAATAGCTTTTAGCACATCTTGGTAGTAGTTTTTTTCTTCTTTTTTCTTCTCAACATCAAACTTGTCAGCAAAAAATCCTTCAATGCTAAAGCCCTTTACTTTTCCACTTTTTACCCACTCATTCCAAATGGCCTCATTGTTTACTTTAATGCTTACCATCCATGTGCCCTTCGGTACATCTAAGCCGTACTTCCTGGATTTGTCGTGTTGCTCATCCTCAACAAGCCAACTCTCAACTAAACTCAACCCCCTCAAATTATGCTCATGCTCTAGGGTCATGTTGTTCTGATTTCCGAAACTCAAAAACATTTCCATTGCTTTCCGTACTGTCGCTTTTGAGAAGTAAACGTAAAACTCTTCTCCATCATCGTTCTTTCTGTAGATGGGTTTATCCGGAATCAATGCAGGGCCAAGTACAATCCTCTTGTCCTTATCAACTTCTGCAAATTCAATTCTTTGCTTATTCTTCAATGCAACAAAGTCACTTTCTATTGCAGGAAATTCCACAAGTGAAATTGCATCTATGCCATAAACTTCGGCTTCTTCGTCAATTACTAATTCTAATATCTTCATCCTACTAAACTTGCTTGGTCAGCAATCAATTGGTCTGATTGTTGGCTGTTTGTTACTTCGTTACTTATTACAAATGCTTGCATGCTACTGCTTGCCCCTTCTCCTAAAAATCCTAAGTCAAGCATGCCTCCTGTTCCTCCACCTTGTGCTTGTTGTGAACCCTCTGCTATGCCTTGCGGTGCAGTAGCTCCTCCACCGGAATCCATGCTCAAAGGTGGCGCACCTTCAAAGGTCGTAGCTTTAATCTTGCTAATTGTTGCAATACCCATAGCTACTGCAGCAGCAGCAGCAATTCCACCTAATATCGGCCCTATATAAGGAATCCCACTCATAGAGTTGTAAGAGCTTACTGCACTTTCATACATGCTTATTGTAGCTTGTGCAATCTGTAATTTCTTTCCTCTGTCGAATTGCTTTTTAGCTGCTTTGTTTTGTTCTGCAAGCAGTTTGTTGTGTTGCTGAATCAGTCTGTTTTTCTCCTCTGCATTAGAAGCAGCATCTATAGCTGCCAACCTCTTTTCATTGTCTCTTTTCTCTTGTTCAGATACACCCCCAAATGCTTCATTCAATGCCATCAATGCATCTAACGCAGCTTTTGTTGTATCAAGTATTGCCTGCCGTTTAGCTTTCTCTTCCTCTATTTCTTTAGCATCATCTGCCGCCTTCTTTTCATCCCTCTCGTCTTTATGCCTGTCCTCCATCTCGGCAATTTCCAACTGCTGCTGTGCTAAAAGGTCTTTGGTATCAAATCCATATTGCTCTGCTATTGCAAGTTGCTCTGCATAGTATAGTCTTAACTCTTCAATTTCTTGCTCTTGGTCGGACTTCATTGCCAACCTCCTTCCTCTATTAGCAGAATAGTAGGCATGCTCGGCATCATCCCTTTCTCGTTGCATCCCAATAATTTTGTTCTGCATTTCAGTCTGCAAAGCCAAGCCCTCCTCTTCAATAGCGTAAAACTCGATTTTTAAGTCGTTTAGTTTTGTTTGCAACTCTTCACTATCCTTGCCATTCTTGCCCTGGATTTTCATCTCCTGCTCCACTAAGCGTATGCCGTCCTCTATGTTCTTTTGACGTAGCTTCCTCAACTCCTCTTCTTTTTGAGCAGCACCTGTTGCAGCTTTAATCCTTTCATCAATAGACTTGTTCATGTTGTCGCTGTCCATCTTCATTTGTGCAATCTCACTCCTAGCCATTGCCGTTGCCAATGCAACTGTTCGGATATTATCTCGCAACTTCCTTTGTGCTTCGGCTAACTTAATAGCTAACCTTGCCTGCACTCCCATCTCTTTTGTTAGTTCACCTACCCATGTCTTTGCATCCTTAAATGCCTTGATGAAAGGCCCTGCAACTTGGCTTGCTGCCTTACTTATTTCGTCTTTTGTTTCCGCTATTGACTTCTTTGTCTCATCCAACGCCTTCTGCATCCCCGAAGTGTCGGCTAGTCCTGCAGTAAAAAACTCTGCTGCAGCAATACCGGCTTGAATAAGCCACTTTTTCATGGTCTGCAGACTTAGGACAAAGCTCTCTTTAATAAGAGTGGCCACATTTTTAATCATGCCCCAAACGGTATTTATCTTATCATTGATAAAATCAATAGCTTTTTGTGGACTCTGAAATGCCGAGTACAACGCTTCTCCAACCTCAACCACCACATCCACCAACACACCAACAACTGCACCAATTGCTGCCATCGTCTTCTCTACAACCCTAGCAACCTTGTCATTCTCCATTAGCTTTTGCCCTAACATCACCAATGCAATCACTAAAGCCCCAATGCCTGTTGCAATTATTGCTTTTCCTAAAGCTTGGAATCCGAGCTTGCCCATGTTAAGCCCCTTGCCTAACATGCTAAACCCTTTCTTGCCTTTCTTACCTACTCCACCGGCTTTGCTGCCTACATCATCAAGCTTGCCATCTACTTTGTCAAGTCCTTTAATTATCTGCCCTGTATCGGCATCAAATTCCAGGATGATTCTTTTTTTAGCATCTGCCATTTTAACTCAATAAATTAACAAGTGAAGAAATCAAAAAATAGATCCCGAAGCCATAAGCAACAAGGTAAATAGCTGTGAGCAGGATGTCTAAGATTTTCACAATTAAACTCGGTTTTCTGTATGGTTTAGCATTAACAATAAGTAAGTCTATGCCTTCCATGATATAACTGTTAAACTTCATTTTTCTCACTTTATCCGTTTTGGCTCATAGTTGGTGCAACTTGAATTATGCCCATTGCTCTGCACCTAGAGTTTCCACCTGCTTTGTCCGGATTCCAAACGTACCCGTATTTCTCACAGCAAGTTTTGCTTCCATAGTCTGATGCAGAGCCGTTAAATGTTATCACTCCATCTGTAACATCTGTTGGAATGTCTGCACAATCATTAAGGCCTGCAAGCACCTTTATCAACTTTACTCTGCAGGGTGCTTGACTTGTTGCATCAAATCCGGAAATTTCCAGGATGCGGTAGTACGTGTCCTCAATATAGATTTTGTCGTTGTAGCTAAAAGTTGCAATGTCCTCCGAAGTTAAAAACATGGAGCATTCCAAAATCCTTGCATCACTAGAGTATAGCTCATTTACATAGGCACTCCAATACTTGTAGTAAAGTCCATTCACCGGGTGCGCTTCATGCGGTATAAGTGGTATTTCCCAACCAAAGTTTAGCCAATTGTCCTCAACCTCCGGGTATCTTGCATTAAAGCTGCTGAAATAAGGAAACGCACTAATTGTTGCCAATGAGCCATCATCCTTTCGCACTTTGTAATCTCCTGTTAGTCCGGATTGCAAACTATTCCAATAAGCGAGCTTTATTTTAGGGTCTTTAATGCCTACCCCTGTATTGTCAATTGCTCTATGTATCGAAACTTGTGAATTAGGCACTAAGCTCATTATGTACGGTGCAAATGGAGTTTTGAGAGTAAGGTCGCCTGTTGCAAAATCATTGTTAGGGTCTAAGGTCTCCATCTGTCCATAAACTCTGTTAAGTTGGTCTTTGATTGCTTTGTTGATAAAGTCTGCACCGTCTCCATGTGTCCACTTGTACTTTGCTTTCTGAATGTCTGTTGTTGGCTTTATCACAACGTCCTTGCTGAAATCAATTTTGTTTGTCCAATCTTTTTCAGTTCCCGAAGCTACAAAGTCGTTAAAAGGTTCAATGGTTAACTTTTTAGGGTTGACCGCATCCGGTATAAATACAAGGTTGAACATCTTTTGCAATCCTGCCAAAAAATCAATCTGCTTAATCTTCGGCATGTTAAGGTTGGGGTCAATATCGAACCCTGTAACCTCTGACGCATCTGCCAAAATTCTTAAACTACAACCATCTGCTGCTGCGATACTATTTGAGCCAATCACTTCTGCAGTTCCGGAACCTGTATTTGCAAATTCCCAGATGATGTAGTCGCCTGCATTTACAAGCAAATCGTGTATAACTGTACTAACCGAGTAATATCCTGTAGCATCTAGGTTAGAGCTTGAACTTGATACGCCAAAAAGAGTGTCCAATGTTGTGCCACTTGAATCCTTATGCAGTAATCTGTGATAGCAATTCGTTCCTTTGAAATGTGGGTCTACTCTTATATATTGTGTAGCAGGTGCTGTCCACTTGTGGTTTGTATTGTCCCAATTTGTGCCCGGATCTAAACCACCGGTAACGGTATCTACAAAATTTAATGTTGAATAGCTTGAGGATGTCGTTGTTTGGTTTGTAGCTAACCCTACTCTTGCAGAGTTGTCTTGTACATCATCGGAAACAATACCCAAAGTGCCTCCTGCATGAAGAGGTACGTATATGTTTTCAAAGTCCGTTGTGTCCATAAAAGTTGAGCTAAACGTGAATCCTGCTTCGCTCAAAATTCGGGTAACAAAAAACTTTGCTTGTACAAATGGAGTAAAGTCACATTGATTAAGAACGTTGTTTGTTCCTCCTCCACTCCATAACACCTCTGAGCTTGCAGGCACTGTATCGCTCCAACCAACTTCCTGAATCGGAGCAACGCCCCAATTACGCCCTTTGTCAATTACTCCATAAACTAGTGTCCCATCTAAAGGTGCAGATAAAATTGAAAGCCAACTAGCCAAAACATTGTTGTAGTTGACGGTTGTATCTAGTGCTGTAAGAGTCAAGTCACTCATAAGTGAGCCACCTAGCTCGCTCATCAAATCAACTGCTTGCCCAAAAAACACAAGCTCAATGTCGTAAAAATCTTTCTTCTGTCTATATACTGCCTTTACTTGTACATGTCCTCGCATAAGCGGTACGGTATTCCATGAAAGCTCGGCACGGGTTTTCTTTTTCGGACTAAATGTGCCATTGATAAGTGATGAAGTTTCCTTAACTGCAGGGCTTGTAATACCTCCAAAAAAATCTAGGTTCTTCTTAGTTCCAGGAATCCGAAAAGTTTGTGAGTAGCTTCCAACGGCTTTGTTGATTTCGCCAACGTCCGTGTATCGGTATTGCAAATTGACCGGAGCATTTCTGTAAAGCTCTACATCGTACTGCGAAGTCTCAGCATTATCCCAAAGTCTTAGTCTTAGCATCTTATGTCCTGTGCAAGTTCAACCTTCAAAGTCACCTCACTAATCTTGCTTTGCACCTTGTCTCTAATTTGCAAGCTCTTTGTGTTTACTGTTACCGGTAGCCACTTATCTCGGTCAATTAGGTAGGAAGTGTCTGAAGAAGAATTGCCATAACGCATAAACACGTTGTTGCTCCTCAATAGACCTTCAAGTTGGTAGTACTCTTCTTTCTTAAATGCTGCACTCTTCAAAGTGTAAGTCTGCTTTGCAGTTACTTGGTAAGGTTTCTTGTTTCTTGCTGTTGTAGCAAACGTAAAGGTTGAAGCATCCCAATCTCCGAGTTGCTTATAGTAGGGTTTGCTCTCAACTGATTCCTGCTTGTCTGCATTGCCGTCAAAATTCAGATAATCCCACCCACCAAGTCTGTTAGAGTATGCAATCTGCACTCTTTCGTTTTTGTAAACTCCGCAATCTTTATGCACTCTAAGATATGAGCTTAGTCTTGCGCTTCCATCGGCACTTGCCAACCACATTATATAAGTAGTCCATGCGGCATTGTTAGCATGTCTTGGAAGGTTTGTTGCCGTGAATCGTAAGCTAAAGGGAGCCAAGCCGGTGTAATGCACCTTCCTGTTATAGTTCGTTGAATTTAGGGCTTCTCCTCCACTGCTAGAAATAACATGGTAGTCCTCCGAACCTAAAGTGCCTGCAGGCCCATATAGTTGGTAGTAGATTCTTGCATCCGTTCCGCTAATTACGGTATCATCATGAATCCATGCAACTACACCCTCATCATCATCTGCAAAGTAGTAGTCTATAGCATCATTGTTTGAAACTACTTTTTTGTCATTCCACCTTTCTGTTAGCCATGATTTCTTACTGCTAGCAGTTGGATAGTACGCTGCAAAACTTGGGTGCAATCCTTCACTTATTTGCTGTGTTCCATCTACGAGGTAAATGTACTTAGAAGCTTCTGCTGTAGTTTCGGTTGTGCCGTTGTATGTTCCAACCCTCACTCTAAACCTTCTTGTTGCATTGGTCGAGTAATCCACATCTGCAGCCATGTCAAAAATTGAACTTGCTCCGGTGTTAATGTTTGCATCAACTTCTAGTCTCTCCTTAACAATTTGCGACAAGTCAAAGAAAGCTTTGTTGTTGGAGTTTGCAGTCAAGTACAACTTCGCAATCTCTACTGCCGTTGTATTGTCATACTCATATACCCAAACTACAAACCTATGCGAAGCAGACACAGCCCCACCACTATCGCTAATAGTGTACATCAGCACTTGGTTGGCAGGCATGTATGTTTCGGCAGGGTTGGAATCAAATTGTGCAGCCATGTTTATCCTTCTTTTAAGTTGTCTGTTTCTGTTACTTTCTTCATTAACTCTTCCAATATATCTAACGCCATAGCTTCTGCAATCTTACTTTCATGCTTTGGGTACACCATGTCAAAGGATTCATCGTAAAACGCCAAACCCGGTATTCCCTTCTCCTGGATTTTTTTAGCTATCCCAAATGCAGCACCTTTCAGCTTTTCGGGTGTTGCCTTTACAAAAGATCCGTTGGCATCTCGCAATCGCACCGGCTTCACCTTCATCCACTTTGCAATTGCATCCACCGGTGGCATCTTGTTGCCATAAGAGAAGGGCGTGTCACGCCTTTTCTTCTTAGTTCCCGAAACTCCGTAATGTATGTATTTAGCATACGGAGCCATAGAGCCAAAGCTGATGTCTCCATCCTCTTTGTTTACATCTCCATATAAGCTGTTTTGCAGATTCCTCCGCTTCGTACCTCCGTAAGACGTATTCTTGCCGATTCTTCGTGTGCCAAGATTCTGCCGTGCTTTTTGTACAACTGCACTTTTGAACTTGTAGAGGGCTGCAAACGTCTTTTTGCCAATCATTACTTTTTGCGAGTGTCTCCTGTAATTGCCGTTATCAATGTATCAAGCCATCCGAATACTTGGTTGTCAGTTTCAGTAGGTGTAAGGTTCACTACTACTTTGGCAAGAGCCATAACTCCGATGAGCAATGCTGCCCAATTTTCAATAAAAAATTCCATGTTATTTAGTTTTTAGACTTTCAACGTCTGTTTTTAATTCTTCAATTTCATCTAGTCTTTTATTTACAAAAGCGACTAGTCTTTCTATCATTTCTAACTGCTCTTTGCCAACTGCTTGGTTT